TAATTTTTTTCTATATTTAATAAAGCTCTCTGTAATGTTGAATTTTTTTCGTCTTTTGATATTTTTAAAATTCTTTTTACTTGATCTGTTGCACCAAGAGTATTTACTATAAAATAACCTATTGTATTTGAAAATGGCATTACCCATCCTGGAAATAATTCTAATATAAAAAATAATACTCCAAAAATAATTACCCATGGTAAAATTGTATAGGTTAATACTTTACTCCACTGAATAGTATTTTCTAAGCATATACTTTTTGATAAATTTACATTTATAAAATAACTACCACCCACTAAAAATATTATATAAATTAACGTATAAATTGGATTATTTGCATTTGTAACTACACTTGTTAAATTTGATGAACTTATTATAGTATAAATCATCATAAAAGCATAAACAATTGTTATTGTTATAAAATAAATTATTCCTGTTGTTGTGCTTGGTAATTTTTTTACTTCTTTACTTGCAGCTCTTCGGACAGCATCCATTAGTAATTATATTTATATGTATAATATTATTTTATAAAATAATACTAATTATTAATATTATGGATTTTAAAAATATTAATAATTATTTAAATTTAAATAAAACAAGCGAAGAATCTGAAAATTTTAATAAACCTAAACTTATTGAACCCGGTGTCAAATATTTTTTTAAAGGTATTTTAAAAGAATGTAGTAATTATAAACAAAATAATTACAATTTAATTTACAATATATCTTTATTTATCTTATTTTTTTCGGCTTTAGGAATAATACTATTTTATAGATATAAAGGTAATATTAATTCAGAACAAAGATATGTTAAAAATCTTAAAGACAAACAATATATTATGTCTAAATTGGTATATTATAATCGTGCTAATATAGAAAATAATCAAAGAATTAAAAATAATATGATTACTAATTTACCAGATTTTACTAATCATCCAGAAGCGTCTTTATTACACAGAAAAATATATTTTTAATTTATAATATGGCTGATACTATTCAAAAACAAGTTATTCAAGAAAGTGATTATTCTAAATATTTAGAAGATTTGAAAAATTATTATACTTTGAAAAATAAATTTACTTCATATAAACAAACATTTAAAAATAAATTAATTAATTCTAATGATTCTTTAGAAATAAAAAAAAAATTGTTTTCAAAAAAACAATTTAAATGTGTTAATTGTGGTAAAATCGGTGGAACTATATTCTTTGAAAATAACAAAATTTTACGTGCTACTTGTGGTAATACTACTAACCCATGTAATCTAAATTTAGAAATAGTTAAAATGAACCCTATATTAATTAATGAAGAATTAACACATACAAATATATCTTTAATTAATAAAAAAAAAGAAATTATATTAACCAAACTTGATTTTTTATTTAATTATATTCCTGAAGATAAAGCAGTTGAATTATTTGAAAAATTAAAAAGTGAATTAGAAACTTTTCAAGAAAATTTTAATCAATTATTTACATTATATAATTCAATTACTAATAACACTGAAAATCAAATATTACTTGATGAAAAAATTTATGAACATAACTCACTTGTTAGTGATTATAAACAATTTATTAAACTTTATAAAGATACAGATGAAACTGCTTATTTAAAAGATGCTATATTTTTATATACTAGTAAATTAAAACAATTAGATGAACTAATTTTAACTCTTAAATATAAATATAATAAACTTGAAATTGATGAAGATGACAAATTTTTATTTCAATACAAATATACTTTAAAAGATTTAGAACTAATTAAAAAACCTCAATAAATTAATTTTTTTATAATACTATATAAATGATAAAATTTATTAAAAATTTCTTAAAAATTATTAATATTAAAGTTTTTCTTCTAAGTTTATTTATTGGACTTATTTTTATGTATTTTGATAATGATAAAAAAAAAATTTATGTTTATCCTACTCCTTCTAATATTAATTCTGTCGAATTTAAAGATAAAGCCGATAATTGTTTTGAATATACTATGGAAAAAGTTAAATGTCCATCTAAAAAATCTGAAATAAACAATATACCCGTACAATAAATATATTTAATTATATATAATGATTGGAAAAGGTTTAAGTACAGCAGTTAATAATATATTATATACTGAACGCGGTAGATTTATATTATCTATTATTTTAGGTTTAGGTTTAGCTACATTATTTAGAAAATTTTGTGAAGGAAAAAATTGTTATGATTTTATTGGTCCTGAACAACATGCTATTAGAGATAAAGTATTCTCTTTTGATTCTAATAATAATGAATGTTTTGTTATGAGAGAAAAAGCCATTAAATGTGGAAATAAAGAAAAAACTATCGAATTTGCGTAATTAACTCTATAAATATTTAATTTAGTATAATAAATATTTATAATGGAAAATTCTAATAATGGAACTACATCTATTTCACAATTACCTATTTCTAATCAAGTTACTAACTCTAATGATTTCCCTCCACAAAATCCCGCCAATAATAATAATATTGTTTTAACTCAAAATGAAGTTGTCGCCGAAAATACATCACAAATGGCTAATCCTATGATGCAACAAATACCTACTAAGGCACCTGAACAAAATCAATTACAAAATCAAAATAATTATAATGAAATGATCAATCAATTGCAAAAAGCAACTTTAGCTGGCGCCACTGGATTACCAAGCAGAGATATTCCTGCTCAACCCGCACAAGTTAATAATGACGTACAAATTAAACCTAATTTTATACCTGAAACTCAAAATACTGATTATATTTCTAATTCTCAATCTCCCGAAGACCTCATCTCACAAAATAATAATAAACAAAATACCTTGGATAGTTTAGATGCTTTTTATAATGAATTTCAATTACCTCTTTTGGTTTCTGTTTTATATTTTTTATTCCAGTTACCTATTTTTAAAAAAAATCTAAAAAAAATATTACCATCACTTTTTGGTAATGATGGCAATCCTACTTTTTATGGATATTTATTTAATAGTTTATTATTTTCATCTTTATTTTATATTTTAATTAAAATTGTTAATCAAATTACCCTATCAATTTAAGAAATATTCATTACTTTCTAAAATTACTTCATTATCTGAACTTCTTTCTTCTTCATATAAACTTTGTACAAAATTTTCAAAATCTTCCAAATCTTCAAAATCTTCAAAATTTTCCAAATCTTCAAAATAATTTAGATTTCGCTCACCAAATAAGTCATCTAATTTAGCATAACGTAAATATTTTCTTGTTGTGCCTTTCTTTTTTTTATAATGAAATAATACATCCCAATCAGCAATTATATATAACATTTCATTTATTTCATTTCTTCCAAAGCTATTTGTTTTATAGTGGTTTTTTATATGTTTATGATTTTGACTTTCTTTATTTTTTAAGTAATTATGAATTAAGTCATTATTTTTTTTTAATTTAAAATATTTTTCTATATGTTTTACCAATTTGTTATAATATTTTAAATCATTTGCTTTTTGCATTAAAAGTTTATCACTATTACTTTCCAGCATTTCAACACTTAACCAATTATTATAATCTTTTATACTTTCTTTTACATACATATAATATATATCTCTATATTCATCATTATTTTCATTACTATATCTCTCATGCATAATTTTTATAATTATTATAATATATATAAAATTATTTATATTATAATCAATTTTATTTTACTTTACTTATAATTATACCTTTCTCCTTTGCTAAATTACTTACCAATTCATCATTTTTATAATCGTTTATATATTTTATTGAATTTATACCGCTTGACACCATTAATTTCATACAATTATAACAAGGATAATGAGTTATATATGCTGTGCATTCATTTGAACTTACTCCACGTTTTGCACAATCACTTATTGTATTTTGTTCTGCATGTATTGTTGCTATATTATGATTATCTTTCATTATCATTTTATGTTCGCAACCTGCTATATATCCATTATAACCTTGTGCTACTATGCGATTATCTTTTACAAATATACAACCTACTTGTAATCTCTCGCACGATGAACGACTTGCCGTTAAATTTACCAAATCTTTAAAATATTCTTCCCAACTTGGTCTCTGTCGTTTCATTTAAATTATTTAATAATATATTTTTAAATAATTTAAAAATAATTTAATGTTTATTCATATAAATATGCAACTTCTTGAACTCTTGGAGAGAATTAAAAAAAGAGAACCATATAATACTAGACATGGAACTGTATATAGAATCTTTGAAATACATGAACGTGCTGGAAAAAATATTGATGGTCAGCCGTATGTATTTTTAAAACCTGAAAAAGATGAAAAAAAAATTAAAAAATCTATTAATTAAATATATTATTTTTATTATTAAAATAATATATTGTCAAACAGTTTGTATATAATCCCATCCTAAATCCGCACATATTAATTTCCATATTTGGTCTTGTTCCATTTTTTTCTCCCGATCTTTTAATTGTGGAAAATAAGGCAAAAACTTCGTCTCTCCCAATAATTCACACAATTTATATAATGTATAATAATAATTTAAAAAATTTACTCTATCCGGCGGACAATATTTTGAATATGGTTTTTGAATTTCAAGAAATAAATTACATAATGTTTCTTCCAATTCTTGCGACATTACTGGTGGTTTTATACCTAATTTATCTTTTATAAATGGTATATGTTCATAATATTTATTAAATCCTAAATTTTTTAATATTTCTTTTGTTTTTTTATTTGTTAAATCTTTTATATCTAATCTCTCTTTTTTTATTTGATTTTTTATACTTTCAAATACTTCTTGTGGTATATGTGTGCTTTCTTTTGCTTGAAATTGTGCTAATATTTCTCTTAAATGATTTATTCTTTTATATGCATAAAAGCATACCTCTTTAGGCGGTTCTTTATATGATGGTTTCTCATTTTCAATTAAATATTTCATTGATTTAGAACAATTATTACATATGCAAATTCCTTCCGTTTCTGCATATACCATTTCTCCTTTTTTACAAAATTTACATATATCAGACTCATAACAATAATTATCATAATTTATATAAGAATTATTTATGTTATAAAAATATTTATCAATTGTATTTGATCTCTCCTTATCTTCTGATATTGGTTCTATTTTTTTATTTTCTTCATTTTCATTATCACCTATATAAAAAAATTGATTTATTTTATTATTATTTACTGTTATTTTACTATCTAAATTACTTGTTATATTTTTTTTCTCTTCAAAATATTCAAAAATATATTTAGAATTATTTAAAAAATAATCTCTTTTAGTTTTTTCTAATTTATATATTGTATTTTTTAATTCTCTTATTTTATTTTCAGTTATTTCTAATTTTTCTGTTTTTTTTTTATTTTTACTATTTTTTAGGAATTTTTCTAATCTTACTATTTCTATATTATATTTAGGAATTAATATTTCCTCATTATATTTAAATTCATTTAACATATCTGTGTGTTTCTTATCTAATGTTACATTTTTATTTGTTAAGTTATTCATTTGTGCACTATATTTTACTATTCTATTTTAAATTTATATATATTTTAAGAAAAAAACATTAATTATAATATAATTAAATTTAAAATTTGAAATTTTTTTTCTTTAGTCATATTATAAAAAAATGGCTGGAGGTCTTATGCAATTAGTTGCCTACGGGGCTCAAGATGTTTATCTTACTGGTAATCCCCAGATTACTTTCTGGAAAGTTACATACCGTCGCCACACCAACTTCGCGATGGAATCAATTGAACAAACTTTCAACGGTCAGGCTGACTTCGGCCGCCGTGTTACTTGCACCATCTCGCGTAATGGTGACTTAGCTTACCGCACATACTTACAGGTCACCCTTCCTGAAATTGGCCAGTCTCTTTCCACTGGATCTGTTTACGCCAGATGGTTAGACTTCCCAGGAGAACAGCTCATCTCCCAGGTTGAAGTTGAAATTGGTGGTCAGCGTATTGATCGCCAATACGGTGACTGGATGCACATCTGGAATCAGCTCACCCTCTCCAAAGAACAGGAACGTGGCTACTACAAAATGGTTGGAAACACCACCCAGCTCACATATGTCTGCGACCCCACCTTCGCCGCGGTTGATGGACCTTGCTCTGCTGACGGTGTCCGCCAGGTCTGCGCTCCCCGTAATGCGCTCCCCGAAACCACCCTATACGTTCCACTTCAGTTCTGGTACTGCCGTAATCCCGGCCTTGCGCTTCCCTTAATTGCGCTCCAGTACCACGAAGTCAAGATTAACCTTGACATCCGCAATATTGAAGAGTGCTTATGGGCTGTTACCGCAATTGATGGCACTGGAACCAAAGTTCCCGATGCCTACAAACAGTCGCTCGCCGCGGCCTCGCTCTTCGTTGACTACATCTTCTTAGATACCGACGAACGCAGACGCATGGCGCAGAATCCCCACGAATACCTCATCGAACAGCTCCAATTCACCGGTGATGAATCAGTTGGTTCATCATCAAACAAAATTAAACTCAATTTAAATCACCCTTGCAAAGAATTAGTCTGGGTTGTCCAGCCTGATGCCAATGTTGACTACTGCGCGTCGCTAACTGCCAACACCCACCTCAATAACTTACTTGGTGCGCAGCCATTCAACTACACC